GGTGGTGTTAATAATCAGTCTGCTACTATAACTTGTACCAATCCTCATGGTTTATTGGTTGGAGATCAGGTTACCATTTATGGTGCTAATCCAATCATCTATAACGGAACATTCTTAGTAACTTCTAGGGATAGTGACCTTATATTCCAGTATAATCTACCTCAACCTGCTACTGTTATACCACAGGGTAATATTTTAGTATCTGTTGACCTTAATAAAGGTAAATCTATTAATTCTGCTGTTAATAATGCAGTTAGTCCTTATACCACTAACATACAAAACTCATTCTTTAATGATAATTATGTTTATGTTGCTTCTACAGGTATTCCTAACTATGAGATAGGTCCATTCCCTGGTTCTGCTCTACTTCCAGGTAACCAACGTAAATTAAATAGGTTCCCTAAAGTACCTACTACAATTTCAACTAAGAATGCTATTTCTTCAGGTCCGATTGGTACTTGGGTAAATGGTGTATCAATTTGGTCTTATAAGTCAACTGAAGCAAAAACCTTTGGTGCTGTAACCGATGTTAGCATTACTAATGCTGGATCTGGATATGATGCTGCATCTCCTCCTGCAATTACTATGACAGGTGGTGGAGGAGAAGGTGCAACTGCAAGTGTTGTAGTTAACGGTTCTCTTAGTGAGATTACTGTAACTAATGGCGGTTCTGGATATACTTCATCTCCATTGGTGTCAATCGTTGGAGGAGGCGGTTCTGGTGCTGCTGCAACTGCTATTATCACTAAAGGGTCAGTTTCACGTATTCTAATCAACTCAGGCGGTTCTGGGTATACTTCACAACCACTTATTACTATTGTTGGTGGTGGTGGAAATGGTGCTGCTGGTACTGCATCTGTTCGTGGACCTATTCAGTCTATTGGTATTACTAATGGTGGTGTTGAGTATACTTCAAGTCCAACAGTAACATTAAGTTCTGGTAAAGGTGCTGTTGCACAAGCAATTGTTAATGATGGTAGAATTATATCTATTGCTATCATTTCTGCTGGATCTGGATATACTACTGCACCTGAAGTAACTGTTCAAGGTGAAGGATTTGGTGCTGTTGCTCGTGCTACTATTGATACTGATGGTGAAAATGCTGGTAGGGTTACTAATATTGAGATCATTAATAAAGGTATTAACTACGTTCAAGGTACAACAATCATTAATCTGACTTCTGTTGGACAAAATGCTACCTTTACTGCAAATGTATTCCAATGGAATTATAACCTTCAAGCAACTTCACAGTTTGATACTGCTAAAGGTTCTGTATTTACTGGTTACAATAATGAGTATGGTGGTGAGTATGCTCACCTATCCAATCCTCAAAGGATGAGATATATTCTTGGAGATAACCTTTATGAAGAAATTGGCACAGGAAATATTCTCGAACAAGAAGAGCAGTTAACTCACTCTCCAATTATCGGTTGGGCATTTGATGGTAATCCAATTTATGGTCCTTATGGATATAATGATCCTACTGACCAAAGTTCTGCTATTGTAAGACTTAGAACTTCTTACAAATTAAAGGATGAATTGGTTTATGATGATACTACTAATCCAAATCCAAATAGAACTGCTGGTCCATTATTAACAGAAGAGCCTGCTGGTAATTTTGTAGAAGACTATGAGTATAGTTTTGGATTAGGTGATTTAGACCAGTATAATGGTCGTTTCTGTAAGACTCCTGATTTCCCTGATGGTGCTTATGCTTATTTCGTTACTATTGATGCTACTGATGCAGGTAGTCCACTTTTCCCATATGTTATAGGACCAAGTTTCAACTCTGTTGTTGATGAATGGAACCTTAGTGCAAATGCAATTCAGCAAAATATACCAACTGGAGTTGTACGTTATAGAGACCCTTATGAGAATGTTGATATTGATGTTGAAAGGGTTCCTAATGCTTCTACTGCTGCTTTAACAACTGAAGATGGCGAGATCTTGTTGTTTGAAGTGGAGGATGAGAATAGAGATGGAATTATAGGTCCAGAAGAGACTGCTGACCCCGATCAAATGTTTGAGGAGTCACCTTTACAGTTATTTGATTACTTCCCTAAAGTTAAATTTGACTCTAAAGTTGATATTGAAGTTGAAACAACAACTAAATTTGAAGATGCTTCTGTTACTGGATTTACTGTTGAGAACACAGGTAAGAACTATCAGGTAGATGATAGATTAATATTTGATAATACCGATACTGATGGAGCTGGTGTATCTGCTCGTATTTCAAAAATCAAGGGTGAATCAGTTGCTTCATATGATTTCGAGAATATTAGTGGTGCTAATTATGGTGTCTTACAGACAGCAGATCCCCATAATCTAATTGCTGGTGATGTTGTTTATATAGATTATACTCCTATAATGCAGAATACAAACAAAACGTTTGTAGTTCGTCAATATAAAGGTATAGAAGAGATTATTATTGACCAAAGAGGTTCTGGATACAATACAGACATTCCACCAACTATTACAATTGATGGTGATGGTACTTCTGGAAAATTAGAAGCAGTTGTATCAACTGTTGGTGCTATTGATCAAGTTAATATTTTAAATTCTGGTTCTGGATATACATCCAATCCTCGTGTTATATTATCTCATCCACAGGTCTTTAAGAAAGCAGATTATTATATTTCTAAACTTGAAAATCAGAATTATGTTAAAATTAATGATACTTACGTTAGTGATAATAAAGAGATCTTTATTTGTGGTAAAACAAAGGATGCTGTTGGAAATACAGTAGGTTTTGTTGCTAAATTATCTGCTACAGGTGTTAAAGAGTGGGAGAATACTTTAGAAAGTACTGATGGACAGTACTATACAGAGTTCCAAAAACTTTATGTAGATGGTCTTGATGTTTGGGTTGTTGGTAATAATAAGCCAAATTCCAATCTACTTAACGCATATAATCCAGATGTTATACTTGCTAAGTATACTCAGGCAGAAAATGGATTAAGTGCTGGATTACAATTCCAGAAAGGATATGCTGGTATCTCTGGTGCTACTCGTGCTGACCATGTATCTGCAATTCAAAAATGGAGTGATACTCGTTTCATTATTGGTGGTTATACTAATACAAATTCCAGTAACCCATATGATGCATTTTTAGCATCTATTGACAGTACTGGTAATTTTGCTATTAAGAGAAAGCTTGTATCTACTAGTAAATCTGAAAAGATTGTAGATATGAAGGTCATAACGACCACTGAGGGAGCTACTGAATTATACTTCATAATGGAAGTGGGGTTAAATCAAGCTACTACTGATGTTAATCTTGCATTTGGTAAAGCAACTTTAACTACAAGTGCAATTAATATAGACTTTATTAAAGAGTACAGTACATCCATATATTCATTAGTTGATGGTAGTCTTGTCTTTGACGAATTTAATGAGTGTTATATTTCTGCTTCATTAAGACTTAAGTCTGATCCTACACAGAAAGATAGTTTCTGGGTTTGTAAAGTTAGTAGAACTGGTAGTATAATTTGGAATTATCGTTATGTTGCTCCTGGTAGAGATATCACTATGGCAGATAGGAGTTCTATCGATATATTTGGAGATTTAAATGTTGCATTTAGTAGAGACAATAGTACAACTGGTGTTAAAACCGTAGATTCAGTTAAGATTGGATATAATGGTATTATTAAGAATCATACAACTAATGAATTTAATCAAAACCGTATTGAAGGTATAACTGTTCATTCAGTTAATACTGATAATTCTGGTGATGTTTACCTTTCTGGTCAAACTCAATGGAATAGAAATGAGTTTATCTTCGATTTTGCTGCTAATGAGCAAACAGATCTGACTGGCAACTATACTTTAACTTCAGTTGGAGCAAGTAATGCTATAACTTATGATGATAATATGGCAAAGATCTATGGTTATCAACCAGCTGGGTCTAGTTCTACATGGGAAAATTCTTATCTTAAGGTTGCTGGAACTGATTTAGGTACAACATTAGCAAATGATTGGACTTTAGAGTTCTTTATATACAAATCTGGATCACAATCTCAGACTTTATCACAAAATGTTCAAACTATAATGGGTATTGGTGGTGCTAGAGATGCTACTGGTGGACTATGGTTAGGATATGATAATTCCTCTGGTGAGTTGCAGATGGTTATTACCAACCAAACAACTCAGTTAATTAATGGTTCTGGACAATCATCCACACAAACAACAATGTATGCTGACAATAGTTGGCAAACCATTGCTGTAAGGAAAGAAGGTAATGTATTTAAAGCATATGTTAATGGTATAGAAGTAATAAGTGGTACATTATCAAATACTTCATTTGCTACTAAAGATCTATACTTTGGTAACCAGATTGGTTTTGGTACTGGTGCTACAGATTTCAATCAGAATTATCAAGGTCAGTTCTTTATTGATAATATTAGATTAAGAAATAGAGCAGTTCCTGTTACTGTACCTTCTGATATTTCAAGTTTACCTCCTGTTGCATCATTTGCATTGGACTTTGCTTGGACAGACACTGCTTGGTTTACTAATAATTTAACCAAGTATGATTATATTGACCATAATGCATGGAATTTAAAAGTAGATAAGAATGCTGATGCTACTAGATTGGGTGATAAAGGTGTACAAACTAATACTCAATTAGGATTTGTCAGAACTGCTGTAACTCCTGTTACTGGATCTTCAATGACAATAGGTGAAGCTGATTTTGCATTGGGTGATGCAGGTCTACAAACTTTAGACTTTGATGATGCTACTATAACAATGACTCCTGGTACGGAGACATTAACATATACTAATGATATTTGGAGTTCTAGAACAGCAACTGTTCCTTCTCCAGGTTCTCAAAAATTACAAGTATCTGCTGTAGTTAAGGATAGGTATTTCTTTAAGGTTACTAATACAGTTAAAATTGATAATATTCAAGAGTTAACTATAAATCAACCATTCATATTCACTACTGGTGCTAAGTTAAGACTTAATAATCTTTCTAATGGTAACTTCATTAATAGTGGATATATCATTAAATCTGATATACCTAACAGAAAAATTTATGTTGCTGTTCAGAATAATCCTTGGAGTAATGATTTAAACACTGGTATTTTAGTTAGTGAGCAATTTGATGAACAAGATACTTATGGAATAGTTGGTCCTGTTCCAAATGATGTTAATGAAATGAAGGCATATACCTTCGCACAGGTAAACAATACAACTCCTGGAACATTTGACATTGATATGTCCACTTATGATGCTCCTGCTAATATTGGTGGTACTAATAACTTAGATGACTTTGCTAGATTTAAACCGTTTAATGTAGGTGATTATTCAGTTAGAATTGATGAAATTGGTGGTAGTTCATCGTTTATTGTTGGATCTGTAGTTTCACTTACATCTAACGATATATCTTTCAATGCTAATTACAATACATGTCAGATAACAAATTTAACAGGTGTTACTAAGATTACATTGATTTCTAATCTAGAAAGAATACTTCAAATAACTGCTGTTAATAATAGCGATGAGGTCTATGTAATCACAGGAACAAGTCATTACTTATCTGAAGGTGAAATTGTTTATGTTGATGGTAATCCATCACAAACAGATAGTGGTCTTGTTTATGATGAGTATGATGGTGCATTTGCTGTTGATACTGTTGTAAGTCCACTTGAATTTACTTACAAGTTACCACAAACTGCTATAACTGCTCCTGCAACTAATGCTGCTAGTGTTGGTATATTTGTTAAGTCTCCAACTCTAAAGATGTACTATGGACACCAGTATATCTTTGATTTAAGTCATTCTACACTTGTTGGTGGTAATTTATCTTTTGCTAAGGATAATCTTTATAAGTTGGAATATTCATTCAACTCTATTGAAAGAATTGGAACTCCTGGTTTAACTGGTCAAGGAGAACCAAATCCATCAGTTAAGTTGAAAGTTGATAATGATATAGTTACTAATATCTCTTACTATTTCGATCCTTCTAGAACTGGTGAAGATTCTCCTGTAATTTCTGACAGTTATCTTGATGTAACAGATTCACCTTATACTGGTACATTTACAATTAGCAGTACTTCTGGTCAAACAATTACTCGTGGTGCTGATGTATTTAAATTCCCATTATTAAATGAACCAGAAGGTATTGGTGATATTTCAAGAACATCATATACTACAAGTTCATTAAAGGCAGTTGGTGCTATTGGTGATATTCGTATTATTAATCCAGGTGGTTTCTATACTAAGTTACCTATTGTTACTGGTATTGCATCTACAAGAAAGATTGAAAGAGTTCAAATTGTTGAACCAGGAACTGAATATGCTGTAGGAACATATAATGGTGTACCTATTGCTGGTGATGGTGAAGGTGGATTTGTTCAAATTACTGTTGCTGATGGGCAAGATGATGAAGGTATAACAATTCCAGGTCAGATTCAAGAAGTTCTTGTCACATCTCCAGGTAAAGGATATACTAGTGCTTCAATTGACGTTGAAGGTGTTCCTGGAATTCTTGGTGCTGGTCTTACAGGATCTGGTGCAGATTTACAAGTTGTTATACCACCTTTCGGTACTGAAGCATCTATCTTTACTAAGGGTGATAAGGTTGGTAAGATTAAGAAACTTAAGAACAATAACTTTGGTTATGATTATCCCCATGACTATACTTTACGTCCTGAGATTACATTCCCACTTAATGCTCAGTTAACTTCTACAAGTATTCTTAAGAGTATTACTGTTACAAATCCAGGTTCTGGATATTCATTAGCACCTACTGTTGTTATTACAGGTGGTGGTGGATCTGGAGCAACTGCTGAAGCAACTATTAAGAATGGTAGATTGGATATTATTGAAGTTAAAGACCCAGGTGCTGGATATTCTTCTACTCCTAGTGTAAGTCTTAGGTCTTCATTCAACTACGTTGTAAACCTCGACTTAGGTTTATTACAGTTTGCTTATCCACATGGTATTACTAATGGTGCTGAAATTAGTGTTGCTGTAACAGATACTGGAGATGGTGCTGATTATCCTCTATCTGCTGGTGCAACAGGTCGTCTTAATCCAAATACTACTTATTATGCAATTTCTGGTAGTGCAAACTCTCTAGAAGATGATCAATTAAAGATTGCTATTACTCCTCAAAACGCAGAATTGGGTGATGCACTATCATTTGTTAACGCTGGTGATGGTCGTCAGAGTATCTTAACTGAATCATTCGGTGGTGAAGCTACTGCTAATGTTATTACTTCTACCTTCCTTGAAGGTGAACTTGTTTATCAAGGTGATTCTTTAGAGACAGCAACAGCACAAGGATATGTTTCAACTAACTCTGGTTGGCAGATTGGACCTAGAATTCTTAAGATTGTTGATTATGATGGTGTATTTTCAGAAGGTGAACAAATAACTGGTGTTATTTCTAAGTCTTCTGGTACTATTAGTGACCTTAAGTTTGCTCGTGGTGTTCTAGATATTGGTTCTATCACTAAAACTACTGGTCAATTCATTGATGATGTTGGTAAGCCATCTGAAATTATTCAGAAGATTCAAGACTCTTACTACTATCAAGACTTCTCTTATGCTGTTAAGTCTGCTGTTTCTATTAGTGAGTGGAAAGAAATTCTAATCAGAAACGTTCACCCTGCATCGTTTAAGGTGTTTGGTGAGTTGAACTTGAATGAGTAT